AGCCTCCCGGCAATACATTCAACAGCGACCGCGCACGAGAATATGCCAAGCGCGATCCCGACTACAAAGCCAAGGTCACCGGTTCTGTCTTGAACTTCTTGAACAGCGGCGAGTGGGGTCGTGTCGCCGACCTGCATCATTACGACATCGTCGATCTGAAAGACCCGAACAGCTTGCTTGAAGGGATGATGACGCTCTACGGCGATGAAAGAGCCGGCAGCCACCGCGTCGGACAAGAGTTCATCGACGCATTCAACCATGCTGTCAGCGCAGAGCCGAACGCGCCGCGCTTCATGACTCAACGCCAGCTGCGCGAGTTCATCGGCCCTGTCGAACCTTTGGAGGGCTACGCCGAAGGTGGTTATGTTCAAGGCTACGGCGTCGGTGGCGCAGTCAAGTCGTTCGCCAAGCTGGTGCGCAGTTACCTTGCAGGCGAAGGCAAAGTAGCAGAAGCCGTCGCAGAAGCCGCGCCCAAAGAACAAAAGATGTTGCAAGGTGTTTATCGCGGCTATGCAGGCGAGCCCGGCGGCGAAGAAGCCTTGTTCGCCTCGCCTCAAAAGTCGATCGCAGACTATTACGCGCGGCGGCGCGCTGCAGAGACCGGCCAAACACCGCACGCCGAGATGCTGTTGGTGGATCCGTTTGCGGGTGACCAATATGGCTTGAGCATCTTGTTGGACAGATACAACCGCGACCCGAACTTCACACGCGCTCGCAAGCTCCGGCCCGAAGACGTTGTTGAGCGCACTCAGCTCTATGCAAAGGGCGGCGCGGTCGACTATGACCCTGACGAGATCGCAAGGTTGGCGGCGAGTGTTGTGCCCGGTTACGCCGCAGGCGGCTTGGTCGACTATGACCCAACAGAAATAGACACAATTGTGTCCAAACTGAAAGAGGAATTCCATGGCTGAAATGAACAAGCCGCTCGAAGACGACGAAGAACAAGGCGAAATGTTCGAGCTCGAAGACGACGAGCTCGAAGTTGAAGACACCGAAGACGGTGGCGCGATCATTCGTATGGAAAACGAACAAGACGCCGCAGTCAAGCAAGCGCACTTCGCCAACATCGTTGAAGAAGTCGACCCATCCGCACTCAAGACGGCGGTGCAAGACCTGCTGGACAAGCTCGAAAAAGACAAGGAAGCCAGAGAAAAGCGCGACAAGCAGTACGAGGAGGGATTGCGTCGTACTGGCTTGGGTGACGACGCGCCGGGCGGCGCTCAGTTCACTGGCGCCAACAAGGTGGTGCATCCGATGCTGGTGGAAGCCTGCGTGGACTTCAGCGCGCGGTTCATGAAGGAGGTGTTCCCGCCTTCCGGCCCGGTGAAGAGCAAGATCCTGGGCGAGCACGACAAAGAGAAGGTCGACAAGGCGCGGCGCAAGGCTGAGTTCATGAACTGGCAATGCACGGAACAAATGCCAGAGTTCCGCAGCGAGCTGGAGCAGCTCAGCACGCAGCTGCCGTTGGGCGGCGGTCAGTACCTGAAGCTCATGTGGAACGCGCAATGGAAACGCCCATGCTCTGAGTTCATTGCGATTGACGACATTTACTTGCCGTTCGCGGCCACGAACTTCTACAGCGCCGAGCGCAAGACGCACGTCCAATACATCACCAAGATGGAATACCAGCGGCGCGTGAACGCCGGTATGTATTCAGACGTCGACATCGGCCAGCCAGAAGACCCCGAGTTCAGCAAGTCGAGCCAAGCCAACGACAAAATCGAAGGGCGCAAGGACACCGCCTACAACGAAGATGGGTTGCGCACCATCTTTGAAATCTACACCCACTTGGACTTTGGTGATGGCGTTGAACCTTACATTCTCTCCATCGACAAGAGTTCCGGCAAGGCGCTTTGTTTGTACCGCAACTGGGAACCAGAAGACGAACAAAAGCGCGAGCTAGACTGGATTGTTGAGTTCCCATTCGTGCCTTGGCGCGGCGCTTACCCCATCGGCCTCACGCACATGATCGGCGGGTTGAGCGGCGCGGCCACCGGTGCGTTGCGCGCGCTGTTGGATTCAGCTCACATCCAAAACATCCCGACGCTGTTGAAGTTGAAGGGCGGCCCGAACGGTCAAACCATCAATGTCCAACCGACCGAAGTGGCAGAAATCGAGGGCGGCGCGCTGATCGACGACATTCGCAAGCTCGCGATGCCTATGCCGTTCAACCCGCCTTCAGCCGTGTTGTTCCAGCTGCTCGGGTTCTTGGTGGACGCAGGCAAGGGTGTGGTGCAAACGTCGTTCGAGAAGCTCTCAGACGCCAACCCCAACCAGCCTGTGGGCACGACGCTGGCGTTGATTGAGCAGGGCATGGTGGTGTTCAGCTCGATTCATTCGCGCCTCCACAACTCCATGGCGCGTGCGTTCAAGATCCTTCACCGCATCAACAGCGCCTACCTCACCGACGAGGTTGTTGAGGGTTACGACGCAGGGTTAGACGTGAAGCCGCAAGATTTCGACGGCCCGTTGGACGTCATTCCTGTTTCTGACCCAGCGATTTTCTCGGAAACACAGCGCTTTGCGCAGGTTCAGGCGTTGATGCAGCGCGCGGCGATGATGCCGGGTATGTACGACCAGCGCAAAGTTGAGGAAATGTTCCTGCGGGCGATGAAAATTCCCGACAACGACGTGTTGAAGCCGGATCCGGGCAAGGATGATGTGGATCCAGTGTCAGAAAACGTCGCGGCGGCCATGGGCAGGCCTGTTTATGTGCTGCCGAAGCAGGATCACATGGCGCATATACAAACGCACGTCGCATTTTTGAAGTCGCCGTTGTTCGGAATGAACCCGGCGATCACAAAAACTTACCTTTACCCTATCGCGTTGCACTTGCGCGACCACTTGTTGAACTATTACTTGGTCGAAGCGCACGAAGCTGTCGAAAAAGCGTCAGACGCGCAACTGATCCAAGACGATGGCGCTCAACAAGCCGCCGTCATCTTGCAAGTTCAACAGTTCATCGAGCAACAACTCGGTGCATTCGCGCAAGAGTTGGCGCAACTGTCGCAAGCTGCAGAGCAATTCAAGCCGCAACCACCCATGCCGCCAGACAGCTCGTTGCAAGTGGCTCAAATCGGCGCTCAGGTGCAGCAAGCCGCGTTGCAACAGCGCGCACAAAGCGATCAACAACGCCTCGCGCAGCAAGCACAAATCGAACAACAGAAGTTGGCAGACCGCGCACAAGAGCGTGCCGAAGAAATGCGGCAAGAGGAGTTGCGTCAGATGGCGGAAAACGAACGGACAGCGGCAGAAATCGGTGCACGCGAGCGTATGAACACTGCCGACAACGACACGGCGATGAGGTTGGCTGCGGCAGAAATCGCCAGTGGCGAGAAGATTGCGGTGAGCACCGGCACCGGCATCAATCCGGGCACACGTTAATTTTTTATGGAGGTAACAATGAGCGACAAACCAACACCCGGCACCGTACCGATGAGCGGCCCTTACGTGAAACAAAAACACCGCCTCGCGGCTGGTGAAAAGCTGAACGGCCAGACATTGCCCGCAGCGCCCAAGACCACTCCAGGGCCAAAAACCCCTGCATGAATGTAGTCGACCAACTATTCAATCGTCTCAAGGCTGACCAGCAGGCATTTGCGCTGGACGCCTTGAGACGACCACAAACACGGGATACCTTCGAGTACGGGTACCGCGTCGGCATCGTGCAAGGGTACGAAGCCGCCATCAATGTACTCTTGCAACTTCTGAAAGAGGAGAAAGACAGTGACCCAGACCTATGAGGACGCATTGGCAGAGGCTTTTCCGGCGGTAGACGCTGGCATTCAGCCTTTCGGTAGCCGTGTCCTGGTGCAAATCCGTACGCCAAAGAAAAAGTCGGCAGGCGGCATCATCATTGACACCGGCTCGCGCGACACCGAAAAATGGAACACCCAAGTCGGCAAAGTAGTTTCACACGGCCCAGTGGCTTATCGCAACCGCAACAACTTGGAAGCGTGGCCTGAAGGTTCATGGGCGCATGCCGGTGACTTCGTGCGCGTACCGAAATACGGCGGTGACCGTTGGGAAGTTCCGATGGAAAACGGCGAGAGCGCGATGTTTGTGATTTTCAACGACTTGGATATAATCGGCAAGGTCGATGGCGACCCGCTAGCTATCCGAGCATTCATCTGAAGGAGATGAACCATGGCAGAAAAGCTCACTGAAAAAGACGACGACAAAGATGACGACATCGTCATAGTCGAAGAAGACCCGAGCGCGAAACAACAAGAACCAACCGGCATAGAATCAGACGACCAAGAGGACGCGCGCGTCAATGCGTCCAACGAGGATGACGACGATGATGAAATCGACGCCAGCGACAAAGAGCGGGAAGCAATCCGCGAGCGCCGCCGCTTGGAAAAGCAAGAGCGCAAGGTTCGCCGCGATGAAGCCATCAAGCGTGACAAAGTCGAACTCGACTTCCTACGCAAGCGCAACGACGACCTAGAGCGCCGCCTCAGCGCGCAAGAGCAGCGCGCTCACACAGCCGACTTGCGCGGCTTCGATGCTGAAATTGCACGCGCCCAGCAAGAAGTCGACATGGCCGAAAAAGTCATAGCCAAAGCCGTAGCAGCAGGCAACGGTGACGACGTAGCGCAAGCCATGCGGTACCGTGACGCGGCGATTACCCGAGCCCAACAGCTAACTTGGCAAAAGCAGCAAACCGCGCAGCAGCCGCCAACGCAGCAAACCGCGCCAGACGACGTTGCCATCGCTTACGCAAAAGAGTTCATCCAGGAAAATCCTTGGTACGACACTCAGGGCGGTAACGAGGACAGCGCCATCGTGCTCGCCATCGACCAATCTCTCGCCAAAGACGGCTACGACCCGCACACCGAAGATTATTGGGACGAACTGCGTCGCCGGGCGGCGCGCCGCTTGCCGGAGCGTTTTGCGCCGAACAAAGAGCCTGCGCAGCAAAAGCGTGAAGCTCGCGGCGGCCCACAGGTAGGCTCCGGCAAAGAGCATGCGCCCACCAGCACTCGCAAGGAGATCTACATCTCCCCAGAGCGCAAACAAGCATTGATTGAGGCGGGCGTTTGGGACGATCCTGTTTTGCGTAATAAGTATGTTAAGCGTTACGCAGAATACGACCGCAATAATAAAGCTTGAGTGTTGCCTTTTTTGAAGTTTCACAACATAATGTGCACAATCGCTGAAAGGAGCGAGCAATATGACCGACGAACGCCTGAAGAAATCCGCTGGAGACAATCGCACAAATCGCGCG